AGCTAGGAAAATCGCCCACGATGGCGAGGTTGCCCGTGCTCGGGGACGAGCCACCGAGCGCGGACCCGTCCACCTCAGCGTACACGCCCGGGCGGAAGATCTTGAGGCCGTTCAAGTTGAGACTAGAGGGCATGGGTGCTCCTTTGTGTGGGGGTCAGTTTACCACATCCACGCCGCCCTGCACCCCGTCCGCCGTGCGCTCGGTCGCGGAGAGGACGAGCACGTCAGCCACATCAATCGTGGGCACCGTGAACTCGGCGTCGGCAGGGATGGGGATGTGTACTTGGTACTCTGCGTTGAGCGTGAGCCTGCGCACATAGATGCCCAGCTCCTCCGCCGCCAAGTCCTCCTCGGGGCTCAAGGGCTGCGCGCCTCCGTAGTTCCATGTGTGGTAGCCCACGCGGTGCATGGCGCGGCGCGCGAGCGCCACCGCCGCCCGCGTCACGATGTGGCACACGCGCGCCATGTCTGGCGTTCTAGCGAAGATCACAAGCTCCACGCCCTCGCGCACTAGGTAGCTGTCGCGCGTCACTCCCCCCACGCGCTCCGCGAAGTCCCCCACGAACTCCTGTGCCACGCTCTCCTCCAGCGGGCGCACCGTGAGCAAGGGCGCCTGCGCCGTCCCCTGTGCCGTGTAAGAGCGCACCGTGGGGAAGTGCTCCGCGCTCGCGAACGCCGAGTACCACGCCGCGAGCGTGCTTGTGCCCACGCCCACAAAGAGCGCGTTGAACGCGGACTGGCGCGTCTTGTAGTAGTTGAGCCCGCTGCTGATAGCTTGCACTGCGTGGAGGTCTAGGATCATGTCACTCCTCCTCGATCTCTCGGATGTACCCCTCGTACGCCCTCAAGTTCTCCCGGAACACCTTTTTTCTGAAAGCGCGCTGCATAGCCTGCGTCACCGCGTACCCTAGCTCGTCCGCGGCGTCCCGCCGCATCTCCGCTTGGGGGAGGGACATCTCCGAGTGTATCTCCTGCAGGTACTGCTCCACATACTTGGAAAGCTCTTTATGAGCAATTTCGCGTTGTGTTGCGGCAGCCTCGGGCGCATCAAACGCAGCCGCCATCTCTTGGCGCGCACTTTGGACGCGATCTAGGGCGCGGTCCCTGTTCAGCCCATGCGCGCTCGCGGCGTTGCCGCGCGGGCGCCATTCGCGCTCCGTGGCCACGAGTAGATCGCCGGCTTCTGTGTCCGCAAAAGAGCGCAGCCTGGCGATCATCGTGTTGAGTGCCGCGGGTGTATATGTCAGCAGCGACTGCCGTTGCGCTAGGAGTGCCTCCCGCGCCGCGCGCATGCCCTGCTCGTACCTCTCCACCGCAGTGGATACACTGTCCCGTGCGCGCTGCGCCACAGTATCATCTTCTAGGGGGCGCGTCTCCGCGTCAGCGCCAAGGCCCGCGTTTACCATCTTGCTAGTGATGCCGCTCATGTACGGCTTCTGCACGGACGCAATGAGCGCGGGATCCTCCTCCGCAAGCTCGCGCTGGCGGGATTCGCCCAGACGCTTTAGCAGGTCCTTGTCCACCGTGTTCAGCCCGATTCGGACCATCTCGCGCACCTTGTCCAACAGCTGTGACTTGTCCTCGACAGGGGAGGAGAACACCGACAGCATGCGGTCCTGCAGTGTGTCCCGCAACGCCCCCTTGGGCAGGTCCGCGAGGACATCCAGCACCGAGGTGCGTTGACGCATCGTCAACTCGTCCCCGCTGATCTGCCCATCCGCGTGCGCCTCCAACGCGGTGGTCAAGCTACCTCCTCGCGCGGGTACAGGCAACGCCGCCTCTAGGCGGTCTAGGCGCGCCTGCTCACGCGCCACCTGCTTAGTGGACGCGCCCGCAGCCTTCAAGTCCGCGACCACCTTGGACTGCTTGTCACGCTCCGCCGAGATAGCCGCGTGCACCCCGTGCTTCTCGTTGAGCTTCTGCGCGAGCTGCGCGCGGGTCACGGTGAACACATTGTCCTTGTCGGGTCCGTCGTCTAGCTTGTAGGTCACATTCTCGCCGCTCGTGCTCACGATGTGCGCGTGGACCTCCTTGCCGGCGCCCGTCTCCAGCTGGAACGCGGCGCCCACCACCATGTGCTCGGGGTCGAGCACATGCTTGCCGCCCGCCATGTGCGTGACCTTGTAGATGTAGCGGTAGCGCGTCTTGCCGCCGCTCGCGTAAGGGATGCGCTTGATGTACTTGTGCCCCGCCGCCTTGGCGAGGAAGTCAGCGAGCCACCGAGAGTATGTGAACATGGAGCCTCCTAGAGTGTCCAAGGTATCATACCCCCTCTCCCGCTATCGTCAACCATAATCCTAGCGTAAATGTTAAGGTCATGTGTACACCCGCGTGATCAAGGCTGGGAGGCGCTGCATGACTTGGTCCACGAACCTGTGCGCCACGATCCCCTTGCTAATCCAAGCCATAGGGCGCTTGTTCGCGTAGCTCGCGCGTCGCCAGGTGCGGTAGCCCGTGGTCTGCGTGCGTGCCGTCCCCCCCGCCCCTTGTGAATATGTGGACGCTAGACGCACCATGCCCGCAGCGAGGTCGGTCACATGGTGAGGCTGCGCCCTAGGGATCAAGCCCGCAGGGAGCCTGCCCCCTCGCACCGTCCCCTGCGCCGTGTCTACGGTCGCCTTGAGCCGTTGCGCGCGCGCCGCGATCCTGTCCCCCGCCATCTGCGCCACCTGCCCCTTGGTGCGCGTGAATGGCACGTTGACATACAGGCGCCCCTGCTTATCTCGGCGCAGGTTGCGCGTCCCCGCCCGCAGGAGGAACTGCCGCACATCATAGGGTCCCTGCGTCCCGATGCCCCCCGGACCCATGCCCTGCTCGATCATGTGCGCGAGGACCGCCACGCTCGGCCCCGAGGGCAAGCCCACCACGAACCCGTGCTCGGTCACGTTCCGCACCTGCAGCGAGGACAAGTACGCCTGGCGCGTGCTCTTGAGCTGCCCGCGCACGATGCTGCTCCACTCTGCGAGCACCACGCCCGCGAGCGTCTGCGACCGGCGCAGCGCCTCCTCGCTCGTGAGCCCAAGCGCAGCCACTAGCGCGCGGTAGTTGGCTTGAATATCAGCCATGTGCAAAGCCCATGAACTCAAGCGAACAGTGGACCTGCACAGGTAGCAAGAGCGGGCGCTCCGTGGTGCTCTTGCGCAGGAGCGTGGAGTCGCGGTGCGTGTGCGGCGTGTCCATCGCGTAGTAGCGCGGCTGGGAGTAGTAAGAGGCGGAGTAGCGCGCGCCCACCACGGGCGCCGTGCCGCGCGCGTCCCCCAGCGTGAAGTCCACGAGCCCCGCCTCCGTGACCGTGAAGTCCACGCCCTCCTCCAGCGCGTCCGCCTCGGTGCTCGTGCCGCTGATGTTCGCTCGTTGGATCCGCAATACACCTAGCTCGAGGGGACCCGTGGCGAGGTCAAGCAGTCGAGGCGTCACGGGGTAGCGCAGCTCCTGCACCGCGCCCGCCACGCGCACCCGCGCCTCGCGGTACACCTGCACGGAGTCCTGCACCGTGTATCTGTCCCCGTAGCCGGGCAGGTGCTCGGGGAGCAGGGAGATGGAGACCATGCCCTTGGCGTACTGCCCGTACAGGGTGTACTTGTCCGTGTTGCTGCTCGCGTTGGTCACGAGCGCGCGGATGGTCTGCGGCGAGTGCCAAAAGTAGCCGCGCCCCCTGCACAGAGTGCAGTCTGGACGCGCCTCCCCCGTCACCACGCTCGTGGCCTCCACGAGTGAGCCTATGGGGAACGCGTCCGCGCGCTGCGAGCAGGGGCACTCGGCGCACTGCTCCCACGTGAGATCGACCCCCTTGGTGTACATGAGCTTCTTGAACTCGACCATGGAGAAGTCAACGCGGGGACGCGCCTTGAGCGGCGGCGTGGCTGGGAGCTGCGTCATCTTACACCACCCCGAACTGCGTGATCTTGTACTGAGCCCTCAGCGCCTTGATCAGCATGGTGTACTGCTTCTCAAGCATCTCCACGCGGGACGAGTACCCCGAGTACATGGCGCTCGAGGTCGTGCCCACGCTCTGCGAGAGCCCGTCCACCGAGAGGCTCTGGTTGGCGATACCTGCGCCGAGGATCAAGTCGCCCGCCACATGCAGCAGGAGGAGCGTGGCGCCCTTCACGCCTATCGCGTGCTTGAGGTCCGCGGGCAGCGTGTCCGCGCTCCAGCTCACCGTGAGCGCCGCCGCCGTGCTCCCTGTGCGCGTGAGCGTGAACCCGTCCTGCGCGCGCGAGGTGGCGCGCACCGCCGTGTTCCCCGTCTCCACGAGGTACTGCCCCAAGAGCGGGGGGTCAAGCGGCACGCGCACGGTGCTCTCGCCCGCCGCGAAGGTGGCCGACCCCTCACGCGAGTCAAAGCCCGCCGTGTACGAGAACTCAAAGTAGCTCGGGATGTACTCTCGGTCCTCGTAGATGCCGAACCCGCCGATCAAGGGCACGCCGGCGCGGAAGAAGTAAGAGCCCAAGCTCTCCTCGCTCGGGATCAAGTTGATCTGTCCATGCAGGTGGCTCGTGAAGCGCACCCACGAGGCGGGCACGTCCACGGGTTGGAACGAACCGAAGCGGATACGCGCGCCGTCCACGCGCATCACGGGGCGCGCGTCTAGCCTAAAGGGCCAGTAGCTGTAGCGCCCCTGTCGCTCGGCGTCGTGCCCCTCATGCACCACGCCGAACGGCTCGATGAAGATGCCGAGGTCGCTCTCCAGGTGCTTCACAGCCGCGTTGATGCTTTGTTCAAAAGCCACGTCGGGGTACGGGGACCCGTCGTCAAGCGTGAGGTCGATCCCCAACAGGAAGGTGTCCTTGAGCCACTGCGGCGTGATCTGCGTGTAGATGCTCATGGTCCCCTCGGGCTATCTGTGCGAGGGTCAGCCGCGCGATTTCGCGGAGCGCCCTCGGCGTCTTGACGCGGGCGCCTCGGTGCCCTCGAACAAGGGCTCCTGCGGCGCCGCGCCTGTGTCCTCTGGCTCTGTCGTCTCCTCCGTGACAGGGACGAGGCTGAACCCCGTCACGGAGCCGTAGCGGCGCAACACCGCCTCGGCGTAAGGTGTCGGTGACACCACGAACCCCCGCTCGTCTAGCTCTAAGAAGCCTTGACCGATGGGGAGCTTGCAGTCTCGCAAGGTCGCGTGGTGCCACTGCATACCCGGGTCCTTTAGGCGATGCTGTCCAGCATGGAGCTGGTGGCGGTCACGCCCGCGTTCTGCAGGACCCACATCTTGCCAGGCACCTTGACGATGGGGGACCCGAACAGCATGAGCAGGAAGGGCTTGCTGGTCGCGACCTCCGCGAGGGGGCGGCGGAAGAAGTCGAGGAGGCGCGCGAACTCGAGCACCGAGGGGTCGTGCTGCACGAACACGATCTTGGAGGTGCCAGGACGCACGCCGTTGCGGTCCACGAACACGGTGGCGCCGCTGCTCGCCTTCTTGATCTCACCAATGAGCTTGGCGGTGCCCACGGCGCCGCCCGCCTCGGTGCGGTAGATCTTGTAGAACACCGCGTCCGTGGCGGCGGCGATGGTCAGCGTGACCTTGTCGCCCGCGGCAACGGTGACGGCGGAGCTGTTGATCGCGGCGCTGTAGCCGCTGTTGTTCACGGCGACGATGCGGTAGATGTACGCGCCCGCGTCAGCGGCAACGAACTTGGAGGCGGCGTCCGCAGCGGCCACGGCGCTGGTCAGCGTGGCGCTCGCGGGCGCGTCCACGGACGAGGCGCTCTCGGGCGCGCCGTACGCGTTGAACAGGAACGGAGCCGACTTGACGGGGACGGCACCGTAGGGGCTCATAATGTTCAGCTCCATCGCGCCGTAGGTGAGCCCGTCAGCCGCGCGGCTCACGGAGAGCTGGTCGTGGCGACCGAACTGCACGGCGAACTTGATCAGCTCCGCGTGGATGCGGGGCTCGACGTAGATGCAGTCGGGGCGACCGAAGCGCGGGGCGCTCTGCAGCTCGGACAGGACCTCCTGGAGGAGGCGGGGCGTGGGGGACTTGCCCGCGAGGTCATAGGTGTTCGAGCTGCTGTTGTGGCTCTCGATCTGCTTGATGATCCCGTTGAAGGCGAGGGGGTTCACGTCCTCGTCAGCGTGCCAAAGGCTGCGCTCCAACTTCTGCAGGAGGCGCATGGTGCCGCGCTCGGTCTCGGCGGCGATGGCGTTGCTCTGGTTGCCGATCAGCCCCACGAGCGAGCCCACGTCGGTCACCTCGCGGCGCTCCGCCAGGTACTTGATGCGCACGTTCTTGCGCTCGTACTCGCTGCGGTTGGTCGTGCCCGCGGCGCCTTCAGCGATGAACGCCTCGAGGTCGAGCCCGTGGTCGTTGATGACCGCGTACTCGTGGAGCGTGTTGGTGACCTGGACCTTGGGGATCGCGGGCCACAGGGTCAGCTCCTTCATCGTGTAGGTGGCGCTCGCCAGGGTGTTCTCGATGCTCTGGGGCACGAGGGGCGAGAGGCTGCCCGCGTCACCGCCAACGGTGCCAGCGGGGGTCTGATAGCCCGCGTTCGCGCTCTTGCGGAGAGCGTTGTTGAGGGCGGCGAGGTCCTCGACGTTGGCAAGGGTGTTGATCTCGGGGAGGTTCATCATATCGCTTCTCCTGTGTGCTCTTAGCCGTTCACAAGGCTGTCAAGGGTGCGGGGGTCGGCGCCGCTCTCAAGGAGCGACACGGCGCTGCGCAGACGCGCCTTGCGGGCGTTGTCCACGGAGGGGTCTTGCAACTTGGTGAGCGCCTTTGACAGCAGCTCACCGCGCGTGGGGGCGGCGGGGGCGGGCGCCACGGGGGCGGCGACCACGGAGAGCGCGGCGCGGGGCGCCACGGGCGCGTTGAGCGCGGCGCCGAGGCTCTTGGCCATCGCGCTCTGCTCGCCCTTCATGCCCTTGATCTCCTGGAGCATGGTCTCCATGCCCTTCATAAGAGCGTGCATGCGCTTCTCCATGTCGCCCACGATCTTGTCGGTGCCGGCGGCCATAGCCTTCATGGCCTCCTCGATGCCGTACATGCGGAGCCCCTTCTCCATGTCATCCTCGTCCTCCTCGTCCTCGGAGTCGTCCTCCTCGTCCTCGGGGTCCTCGGTGTCCTCGTCCTCCTCGGCATCAAACAGCATGACCTGCTTGCCCTTGCCCTTGGAGTACTTGGGGGCCTCCTTGTTCATCGCCTTGGCGAGGGTGTCCAGCGCCTCGGTCAGCGCGTCCACCTCGACCTCGTCCACGGGCGTGGACACAGGCGCGTTAATGAGCGCGGTGGCGCTCTGCTCGATCTGCGTGTCACTCATCGGTGTCTCCTTGGTGAGTTAGTTATATTGTGAGGTGTCAAGGTTTTTTTTGCAACTCGCGCGCGGCGCCCATGAGACGCCCCACAAGGTCGCCCAGGTCGCCCTCGTCCATCTCGGGGAACTTGGCGCGCAGGAGCGCGAACACCTGCGCGCGCTTCATCACGCGCTTGGGGGCAGACGCGGGGGTCGTGGCGCTTGAGAGCTTGGGGGCGAGGCTTTGGTCCATGAGCGCGCTCAAGCTCGCGTCCGCGTCGGGCACCGCGGGCTCTTGGTAGCCCGCCGCCGCGCCCATGGAGCGCGCGATCAGCTCGAGGTTGGTGTGCGGGTTGACCGGCGCGCTCGTGATCGCCACATTCAGCACGCGCGCCTTGAGCACCTTCTTGGGCGTCACCGGATCACGCGCGAGCACCTGCCCCTCAATCGAGAAGCCCAAGGAGCGCGGCGCGCCCGCCTTGTGCAGCGCATACGCGGTCTCGTAGATCTCGCGGGCGAGCGGCTTGGCTAGGTACAGCTCCCCCTCCACGCGCGTCCTGTGGTCGTCCACCGCCTCCACGCGGGTCGGGTGCCCGAGCACCGCCGCAGGTCCCTGCTGGTGCTCGTGGTTGAACCACCCGTGCTGCAGGAAGTAGGACCAGTCGAGCCCGTTCTGCGCGATCCGCTCCCCCTCAAAGTCCATGTCGTCCGTGCTGCACACGCCGCCTATGCGAGCAGTCACGGGGGGGTCGTCCTCCTGCGCCTTGCTCAAGGTCTCCGCGCCAAGCTGCAAGGGCACCCAGCGCGCGAAGCTCTCGAAGCCCCCTTTGCGCGTGGCCTCCTCCACATCGTGCTTGAACTCGTGCTCCTTGAGCCACGCAGCGAACTCCGCCGCCGACATCTTGGACGCGTCCGCGCGGACGCTCTGCACCTCGCTCTTGCCGTCCTTGATCCCGAGGATCATGGACAAGCCCGCCGGCGCCCCCTTGGGCGTGTAGCGGCGGAACTCAGTGTACTCGCTCGGCTCGGTCTGCCTCGCGGCGTGCTCGTTGGGGAATGGCATCTAGGGCTCCTTGAGACGTGGGGGTCAGTACACCTTGTCCGGGTCACTCTCACTCAGTAGCCGCTGAGGGCGCTCCCCTGTCATGGACACCGATGCGCCCATACGCACCCCCGTGATGCGCGCGGCGACCGTGTATGCCATCGCGTCGTGCGTGGGAGGGTTGGTCAGCTCGTAGCAGGCGGGACCGAGCGTGGGGGACTTGATGGTCCTAAAGTAGCCCTCCAGGAGTGTGGAGTCGCCCTTGTGCTCGATCTTGCCGACTTTGTTTGAGGACGCGTCGTAGTCCACACGCACCTCGGCAGTCGCGCCCTGTCTCGTGAAAACCAGCGTGAAAGTGCTCATTTATGGTAGCCCTTGAGGATGCTGTATGCGGTTATGAAGGAGTGCGGGTCCTGCTTTGCGAACTGCAGGGCGGCGACATCATTAAGCATCATCTGCTGTAGTGCCATCGTCAAGTATTCGGAGGCTCCCGTCTCATACACCTTGCCCGCGTAGTCCTCGGGGAACTTGTCCGCGAACGCGGTCTCCTTGCCGTTTACGATGGGCACATGCTTGCCTATCTGTATACGCGGGATCGTGGACAGCAGCACTGCCTCTCGGACGGGACCCGATAGCATCTCGATCAAGTGCGCAGCCTCATGGATCGCAATCCACTGCTCCTGCTCGGGGTCAAGCTGTATGTGGAGATTTATGGAGTCGTCGGGCTCCATGCTGTCCTTGGGGTAGCCGCAGTGCGCGCGCCCCTCAACGAAGTCCACAGTGACCTTGTTGATCTTCTTGTGCGGCGCGTATAGGTGCGAGGTGAGGTCCATAGTGCGGGTCACCACATCCACTAGCTCCTGCGCGTGCCCACCAACATCGCTTGCGCCCGTCACGGCTAACTTGTGCTTGGGGCTCTTGATGGGAGCCGCGAACACATTTATGGACTTGAGGAACTCGGCTAGCTCGGCGGACATGTTGTCCATGTTTGGTATCCCGTACTCGTCAGCATTATCATCCGCGACGAGATCCCACAGCCCCATGTCACCTAGCTCCTGCGCCGCGCGCTTGAGCACTGCGGTGTGCTCTTTGGCCATCGCTTTACGGTTCCCTGGGGTCTGGATCATCCGCATGTACAGGTGATAGTCTGGATTCGGGGATCCGTCGGCTAGGTTGCGCGGGGGCTTTGTGGGGAACAAAGCTTCATCGTCTAGCATCGCCTCCGTGATCGCGTACCGTTTCACGAGTGCGAGCGCCTCTTTGGTGGCGGGGGTGGAGGACCGCTTACCCCTCGTGGATGGGCGCTCTGCGGCACGCTCCGCGGGGGCCTCTCCCAGCGCGGCGAGGCGGGCCTGCTGTCGGGCGATCTGCTTCTCGGACGCGCCAGCCGCGCGCATGTCCTCAATCTTCTTGGCGCGCGCAGCACGCGCCTCGTTCAGCTTGGCGGTCACCCCATGGGTGTCATCGAGCCGGCGCGCGAGCGCGCTCTTGGCCTCCGTCACCTTCTGTCCTTTTCGCGGGCCGTCGTCGAAGGTGTAGGTGACCTCGTCGTCATTCACGGACAGTATGTGCGCGTGGATCTGCTGCCCTGCGTGCGGGCTAATCTGGAACGAAGCCCCCGCAACCATGTGCTCGGGGTCGAGCACGCTCTTGCCCTGGTGCAGCTGTCCCACATGGTAAATGTAGCGGTAGCGCATCTTGCCGCCGCTCGTGTACGGGATGCGCTTGATGTACTTGTGCCCTGCCGCCTTGGCTAGGAAGTCCACAAGCCACTGAGAGTAGGTGAACATGGATCAC